TTCTACTTCCAATATTGGTTCACTTGCATCTCTACCTGCCTTATTTACTCTTAATGTATTAGGATTTGTAGTAAATGTTTCAACAGGTGGTGTACCATCTAAAGTTGTTTCTGAAGTGTTTTTGCAACCGTTAAAGAATGAGTTTTCCATACCTCTTGTTAAATCAGATGTATTGCGATAGTGTGTACTAAGATATCCACTAACAGGTGTAACATCGATAATACTACCTGTTCCCGCATTTATTACTTTTGAGCCGGAAAATGGTTGAATATTTAAACGTTTTTCAGTATACAAAGAAGAAGTTAAATAGTATCCTCCTCTTGGGTCTGCTATACCATTAATCACTACATTTGGTTTAACTACATCTCTACTTTTTTGCTCTGTAATAAAATCAACTTTTATTCTTTCTTTTACTCTCCTACCTTCTTTATTAAAAAAGGTACGAATTGCATATCCGTTATCTCCATAAATACCAAATCCAATCGTTTCAAAATCGGTTTGGCCTACTATGGTGTTTATATCGTAAACATCTATTTCTGTTAATATTGTACCTTTATCCAATTTAGCATCTATACTAACATCTTTTTGATAATATTCTGCAATTGTACCAATTTCACTACTTGCACTTATTATAGTTTCTTTTTGATAGTTTTCTGCTGTTATTTCATCTATGGAAGATGTAAATATATTTCCCTCAAATTGATTGTTTTCTCCTGCTAAATTTTTACCTAAATCTGAATTTAGGATTGCCTCATACTGATTGGTTTCTGCGGTTGTTAATATATTTTTTGTTGTATTTATAACCGATTCTTTTTGAAACTCTTCTCCAATTGGTTTTGTTTGTTTAATTTTACTTCTTTCAAGTATATGTGGTTCTATCAATAAACCTGTTGTAGTTCTTGCTCTTGCAGGTAACATTTTTTTGATATCCTCAAATAAAGATTTTTCGTAAGATTTTATTAAATTTATATATTGGTATATATCTCTATTATTGACTCTTCTAAAGTAATACTCTCTAAAACTATCTAATTGTTTGTATGTTGAAAGAAATTCATCTGATGGGTCTCCAATTAAATTATCAAAATTTATACCTCCGAAGGATTTTGCAATATCAATATTTAGTTCTTTTGTTGGAGAAAAAAATAAACCTATTCTATTAGTATCAATTGGTGATTGGTCAAATGATTTTTTGGTAGCCCTGCTTTTATAAGATAAGTTTATACCACCAGATACATCATTTCCAAAAACATCGGTTTGGGATTCAAAACGAACTTTATTAGTTGAATATCTGTTAGACCCTACATTTGGAATTTCTAAAGATATAGACCTTTCAATTGCTTCAAAATTATAAGGGTAAATACTACTTGTAGTAAATCCACTTACAGATGCTATAAATGAGGCTGATACATTTTTTGATAATATAACATTAGTTCCTATTGAACCTGTTTCTTCTAAAATATTTCTTGTAATTTGTAAGGAAGAAGTTGCAGATGTTTGTATTACGGGGTAGTATATATTAGCATCTACATTTATTAAAGAAGATGTTGATGCCAAATTTTTTGGATATTCAAAATCTAGTCTGAAGAAAAGGTCTTCGGTTGAAGATGAATGATGATTACCATTTATTGCTTCAGGGAAAAAGGCGTGTTTGTAGAATGCAGATGATGAAAGTGGTGTAGACCATAATCTTACTTCATCTAGGCTACCTGAATAATTCCACCCTACATAAATTTTGTTTCCGCTTGTAAAATTGTTAGCAACAGATGCGGTGGAAAAAGTTTCAAATATTGTTCTATCTTGGTCTGCCTGCTTTAAGTCTAATTTAACTCCATATGAACCAGACGTTACACAAATTCCAAAAAATTTATCATTAAATAGTGGTAACAAAGATGAAGTTAATAATGTTGTACCAGCACTATTAAATTTTGCTACACCAAATTTACTTGCCTCTGAACCGCTTATTTGAATATTCCAATCACCAGAGCCTGAAATTATAGTCCATTCTCCTGCATATGCTGGCTTCAAAAATAATTCTATCGTTTTAGGCTTATCTCCTTTATCTGTCGTTTTCCATTCTAATTCTATTTTGGACCCACTATTCATAGATAATGCGTATGTTGTATTATCCATTAAAAGTTTAGTAGTTCCAGCATCAGTTTCATTTTGAAACCTTTTTGCCGGTTCTGGTCCACCAAATTCTAATATAGAAAGGTTTGAAGAGGGAATACCATAACAACTCATTATAGCATAAACTCCACGCCTTGTACCTTTATGTTTTAGTAAAAAAGGTAAATTATTAATAATTCTTCTCCAAATTTTATTTGTTCTTTCTTTAGCCGATGTTGATTCTTTTACATTACCATTAGAATCTAATCCATATACATATTTCCAAAGATTTTCATTTTCGGCTAAATTTTTTGCATCCCAACCAAAAGATTTTAAGGTATCAAATAATAATTTATCCGGCATACCACCTTTACTTTTGTAACCCAATCCTCTATTTTTTTCTATTGATTTCGTAAAATAATATAAGTTATCAAAGTGATGACCAATCATTGAAAAAAATAATAAAAAATTATCATTTTCATTATTATCTAAAATATATTGTGGTATATTATTTTTTAAAAAATTTGGATTTTCATTATCGTAATCTTCTGCTAATTGAATTAAATTTTCATACCAATTAGTTAATGTATTTGCTGTACTACTTATTCTAACACTTCCACTATAAGGCCAGGTTATGGATAGTGATGAAGTTGTTGTAAGGTTTGAAGCTGAAGTATATAAAAACTTTTCAAATCCATCAAAATTATTGATTAATTGATTTTTCTTTAAATTTTGTCTTTCAGCTTCTTGTTTAGAACCCAATGAACCGCTATGAGTTTGTGTTGCAGTAGAACTAGATATAGCTGTTTCATATGCCTCTATTAATTGAACTTTATAAACAAAATTATCCACTCTTTCTTTCGCTGAACTGAAGTGTACAAAGTTTTTCCATTGTAAGGAACCTGTCAAAAAATTTGAACCGCTATAATATTCTATATTTAATTCATCTGTATTTATAAGTGATGAACTTAAATAAGTTGAAATTAAATTTGCTGATGATGATACTGATGCTGATAAAATTAAATTATCAAGTGATTCAAATGCAGTGGATTTTCCACTTATAAAATCAACTTCAACATTAAAATTTGGCCCTTTTATTGGTGGGCATTCAATTGAATCTTCTTTATTTAATACTACTGTTTCAATAAGAGGATTACTCATTAATTTTGTAATCCATAATGTATTATTTACACCTATATTAGCCGGTAATGGAGAATATAATTTTAGTAATATAGAATCTACTTTATTTTTTACAACTAAATTACCAATTTCATCCTCTACTTTTTCAGAAAGTGTCCAATCATCTTCTTCCCACGAAGAAATTATAATTTGTTCATTATTTCCAAAATTAACTAAATGTGTTAAGTATTTACTATCTGGCCCTAAATCATTTATTTTTATATTTTCAGAAATTATCTGAAATAACGCATTTTTTATTTGTGCCTCATCAAATATAATATCAGGATAAATTACAGATATCGTAACTTCATAATTATTACCTACCAATTCTTTTTCACCACCCCTATTGTAAGGAATAAATCCAAATACTAAATCTATTTTTTTACCCTGTAAATATTTAGTAATTAATTCTCTTAAATTGACATTAAATGTCCCATTAGATGGCAAGTTAGAAAATAATGGAATAATTTGTCCAGTAGTGGTATCAATTAAGTAAACATCAACCGAAGTGGCTGCGAATGTTTCATATTCAACACTAAATTCAACATTTAAATCTGAAAATGTTGGTACATCTATTTGCTCTGGTGCTGTTAATTCTATTAAAGAAGGGAAATCATTTATTTGATTAAAAGTAACCAAAATTGATTTTGTTTCTCCAATTCCAAATTCATTTACTGGAACTAAATAAACTATTTTTCTACCGTAAATACCTTGAAAATCATTTTGAAATGATAGTTGTATATTGGTTGTTGATTGTAATTTTTCATTACGAATAGAAACTCTTTTAGAAACATTTGATACATAAACATCTACAAAATCTGCATTTGAAGTAATAAATCCTAATGTTATAATTTTATCATTATCCGATTCTTTAACCTCGTATGTGCTATCTGAATTTGATACATCTATAATTTTTGGTGCATATAAAATTTCATATTCAGTCTTTACAAATACAACATGTACTGTTATACCTGCTATAAGTTCTTTTCCTGAAATCTTAAAAGATTTATTTACTTTGTTCCATTTGGTAAAATCATTTGGATTTTCTTTAGCAATTTTGGTGTTAGCATAATACACACATTCATAAGAAAATAGTTCAGGTAGATTTTGTTCATTTAGTTTAATTCTAACTGTTTCATAATTTTCTACAATGTTAATATTAACATATCCAAGAGATGTATTTGCTACATCTGTTTTTTTGTTATCTAAATTACCATGACTTAACTTAACAAAATCAGAATCTAAAATATCATTTCTAACATCTACAATTTGGTAATTACATCTTATAAATTCTCCAAGTTCATTTGTATAATTTGAAGTAAATTCTATATTGTAATCACTTATTACAGGAGGAGGAGGGTCAATTTCTCCATCATGTTCTAATTCATATATTGGACATTTTTGACCGTCAATATATTTTTTTGTCCATCTAAATCCAGGCGGTGGTGGTGCTAATTTTGGTTCTGGGCATTCAGGATCAGGATCAATTATTATCTTCTTTTCAAATTCAAAATTTAATCTAATAACACTATCAGTTATTCTTTGTATCGTTGGTGGTTTTGGTTCATATTCGCCAGATTGACTATTACGTGAAAATTCTTGAATTGATATTACCTCTTTATATTTTATATCTAATAAATCTTTTGGATTATCATTTGGTATATCAGAATCTGGAGGAGCAATATCAAATGTTGTATTCCTCCTCCTACTAAATGTATTTAATAAATTTGTACCACCATCTCGTGGAACAGGTCCTAGAATTGTTTCTTTTATACCACCAATCTCTGTATCTGTTAAATCCGGAAATGCTTTTTTAATTTCAACTACAAAATAGTTTTTTGGACTTTTACCTTCTCTAACAACTGTATATTTCCTTCTATTACCAAATTTAGTACTTGGTTTGTATTCTATTTTGATACTTTCTCCGTAACCCGCATCTACATCATCCTGTTTAAAAAGGACTGTTTCTGCAGCATTTAAATAGACGATAATACTACCTTTAGGTTCGTATTTAGGTGGAGGAGGTCCATCATCCTTCGGTGGGCCGCCACCAGGTCCCCCACCACCTAAATCAATCGGCGTATCTCTGCCACCACCAGTACCACCACCGCCACCGGTGCCGCTACCGCGGCCGCCGTCAACGTCACTTAGGAAATCAATCCTTTCTCTACCTTCGCCAGTGCCAAACGGGTCATTAGGGTCAAACTCTCTACTTCTTCTACTCATTTATTTTTTTTATAAATATTTTTATTCCATATTTTGAAATTCTCTAGGGCCTACAATATTTGTGCCATCTCCGAGATAATCAATTGGATTGGTAATACCATTACCTCCACCACCTCTAGGGTTACCTACCCCACCACCACCACTAAATCCACCCCCACCAGCTGGTGTAATATCTGGTTCTTCTTTTGGTGGTGGTAATATATCAATAGGAGGCTTATCATCCTTTGGTGGCGGTGGTAAATCTACTATTGGTATTGGTTTTGGTTTTATATCTTTTTTTGGTGGAACTTCCGGTGTCTGTATTATTTCTATCGGGTCAACCTTAATAGGTGGCGGTGGTAAATCTACTATTGGTACTTTTATTATTGGTGTCTCTTTTGGTTTTTCCTCAATCTTTTTAATTCTTTTAGTATCAAATACAATTTTGACATCACTAACAGGGTTTTTAAATAATCCCAACGTATCTGATATGCTTTTTTTAAGAGCAATTTTTTCAAATTCTCTTTCTTTTCTTTTTATTGTAATATCACGTCTTTTTAAAAAAGACATATTAATTGAAATACAATTAGCTAATATATTTTGAATATCTCCTAATATAATTTTAAAATCGTACCTTTCACAATTATCAAAGCGAATTTCAGATGGTTTACCAAAGGTACTATCACCTATTGTATAATAACGATTTTCTAAATAATAAGTTACTGAAGTTTTAAAATCCGAAAATATTTTATTTCTTAAATCAGCAAACTTTGTTAATCCAAAATCTTTTTTTAGTATTCCAAAAAAATCTTTACCGAATTTAGTTTCTAAAGCGGTATCAATACTTTCTAAATATTGGCTTTGATATAAATCTAAAGAATTTAGAATATCTTTTTTATAAAAAGAAAAATCTTTTGTTAAATTATTAATATCGTTAAATTCTTTATTATTTTTTTGATTTATATTTTCAAATTTCGTCTGAAGGGGTAATATTCTAATTTCTTCCCTTGAGGGTGATATTTCGTGAATCCAAACTTTTTCTAAATTATTATCAGAACCGACTTTATTTCTTACAAAGTTTACATTAAGTTTTAAAATTCCATTTGTAAAACCCAAATCATTTAATAATTTTTCTGCATTAATAGCTAATTCTTTTTGGCCTTGCTGATTTGTAATATTGTACATATATTCAGCTATATTTTGTGACTTTATGTATGCGACATTTTGACCGGATTTTTGAGGTAGTAGATTATTATTGATATCATAAACGGAAACCTCCATAACATCATATTTACATACACCAAAATCTGTTTCCTCTTTTTCATTTTTTGTGACAATAAAAAAATCTTTGGCTTGTATAAACTGCCCTTCATTTTCGGTTTTTAATTCAACCTGTTCAAAGTTTGTATATTTTTTAATACCCATAATTTTTAATCATATGATTTTGGATGCTGTATAATAATTTGTGTTTTATATTCTTTACTCTGTTCAGTTCCATCGGATGTTTTTTTAACAGTAATTGTTAGTGTGCCGGAGTAAGATACTGATTTATCTCTTTTTTTATAAGAGCAACTACCTGGTGTGATAGTTAATGGTAATTTTTCAGTTTGTCCGGCCGCTATATTAAAATTAGTCCTAGGTATGCTAAACCATTTTTGGTTTGAAGTAAACCCACTGGATATTGATATTTGTACTTCTTTTGTATCATTATTGACGATAGTAATTTCTTTACCACATATCCATTTTGAATTACCGTTTAAATTGTTAATCCTACCATCTAAGTCAGGAAATTCTGCTTTTGCTTTTTTAGGTGTAACATTAATTGCGACTGCACCATTTACAACATCTGCTCCACTTGCTAATGCTACGTTTGCGGTAGATTGTTGGATAGCCTGTTGCTGTTGAACCGCACCCAATTGTGATTGTAATCCCTCAATAATAGAATTTAAGGAATCAATTTGTTTTATTAAAGCATTAATTTGTGCTTTAAATCCTGTATTTTGTGCCTGTAATGATGCCCTCAATACCGATTCATCAACAGATTTTTGTAAGGAAGTTGCAATTTGGCCGGAAAATTCATCTATTGTTTTATTAATAGTATCTAATTGATTTACAAGTGCATCGTTTGTCTGTTCAATATTTAAACGATTATTTATTTCCGTTTGAACTCTACTTTGTAAATTTGTTATATCTACTTCTAATGATTGTACTTTAGTTTCTAATGCAATTACTTTTTTTCTTAAATCATCATTTTCAAAAACAACCCCATCGTATAATGGTTTTGGTACTAAATCTTTAACCAAAGTTGGTATATTTGGTTTTAATTCTTTAACATTTACATCTATAGCTTTTTTTAACTCTATTTCATCAATTTTAGGTTTGTTTAGTTTTTTAAAAACAAGAGATGATGCAGGATTGTTTTTTTCAACAAAGTTTATATTATATTGAGTTCTAGCAATAGCTGCTGAACCTGAAATACCTAAAATTTCTTCAAGTCTTTTTTCTCTTTCCTCTTGCAATCTCAATGCTATAGCTTCTAAATTTGTCATTATATAACATCAAATATTAATTTGTCATCAATTATTTTTGTAACATTATTTACTATAACTTTTAATTTTAGTTTATAACTTCTGTTGATAGGATATGCGGTGGTATCTAAAAAGAAGTAATTTGATTTTGCATCACAACTTATTTTAGAATATTCACCAAATGGAATAATTACCTCATTTGTTCTATAATCTTCAATTTGATAAAAAGAAGATGTTGGTAAAAATTTTGATTGGTCATACTCAAAAGTAGTTGTAAAAGATTTTGTTGGATAAATATCCCTACCTTTAACCCTAATTTTAGATTTTGTATTTTGTAAATATTCTTTCTGTAAATTTGTTACAACTATTTTAGAGTTATCTAAAGCATCATTAATACTTGAACCTGTAATTGGTGATAAGGACCCTGTTATAAAAGAACTATCATTCCAAATTAATTCTAATTTTGGTTGGTAGATTGTATTTGTTTCTTTTGAGAAAAATTTTAAAACACCATAGTCTACTGTATCGTTTTCTGCATCTATGCTATGTCTTACTATAAATCCATTATTTGGTAGAGAACCACTAACCCATAGGTGTATAATGTTTGTAACATCCATTCTAACATCATCCGGCTCGTAGTAATAAGATTGTGTTGCTGAACCTGTAATATACCAAGTCCCACCTTCTGCGTTTGCGGAACCTGTTGTACCACTTGCAAAAACAGCAGTTCCTCCGGTCACATTGTCTTGCCACTTTGCAACACCATTTCTATATTTCCAACTTACACCATCAGTAGTAATATTATCAAATTTGGTGCCTGTACCCATTATCCAACTTTGAGAAACGGCATTTGCATAGATTGAATATTCTAATGGAATTTCGGAAGCGTTTGCTGAACGTAAATTTAAAAAGACATACCAGCTACCTGTAACTTCATTTTCAATATCACTTTTGAGTGAGCCGGTATCAAATTTAATTAAAGTTCTAGCTATATCTTTAGTAGAACCATAGTAAAGTTTACCAACCTCTAATATCTCATCTCTACCTGCGTTTTGTTCAGGTTGTTGTAGGTAGATACTGGCATCGTATGATGATGTATAAAATTTATGCATATTATAAAGCTCTTCCTTTTATATCTTTGTTTGGAAATTTGACTTCAAAAACACAAGGGTCTAAAGATGGATATACTATCTTACCTTTAGTCGCCTCATCTATATTGTATCTATTTGGTGAATAATCTTCACCACCAGAACCACATATATTACTAACTTTTACAGATGGTACACTCATAACACCCTCTACGTTTGCTATCATTAATTCTATCTCAGAAATATTAATTGGTTTATTAAATGTCCAATTATCAATATTGAAATAATCTTGCATTTCTGTTAAACAATTAGCAAGAACTTCTCTTTTATTGTAATTTGAATACGAAATTATTTCAAAATCAATTCCTATATTTACAATAAATCCATCTATAATATTAACTCCATCGGTGAGTATTCTATATTCACCTAAATAAGTTTTTAGATTTTGTTTGACCGCCTCATTTATATTATTAAGTTTTTTATTAGAATTATACCCCAAAATATACATGTTTATTGCAAATGGATTGTTTAATTCATTTACATTTGATTTTTTTTGAGAAAGATATTTTACTAATTCTTTTTGTATATCCTCTCTTGATAATCCTTTCAGAGATTCAATTAAATTAGTAAATTCTTGTAAATTTTTTGGATTTGATAATATACTGCCTGGTGAATTATTATCTAACTCTCCATCTGCTGAAACATATACCTTTGCAATACTACCATATCTTTCTGGCATACTTAATGCTCTTACTGTATAATCTTGTTTTGTTACTGCACGATTTTGAGAACCAAATGTTGCTATAGCGTTTTGTCTTATTTCTTCAATTGATTCTTCTCCTCTACCACCTGTTGCTGGTTCAAGGTTTTCAACTGCAATTGAACCTTTATTTGTTTCGTATAAAGCTGCTTCGGCTGTTGATAAACTTAAAAGGTCTTCTTCAAATTCAATTTTATTTATAAGAGTTAAATCTTCTGAATTAATATTAGCCTCTATACCTCCACCTACTAAATATTTTATTTTTAACGTTTTTCCAAATGGTGAAATACCAAAAGTATTCGTTTTTAAAAAATTTGAAGGGTCAATATTTTCATTTGTTCTTTTAATTGAATTGGCTAACCCCAATCCAACATTTTTGGTATTTGGTAAAATAATTTCATCTTCAAATCCAATTGAATTATTACCACTACCAAATTGTAAATCTATTGTACTATCCGAATTTATTCTTAATGAAAATCTTCTCGGTACTTTTTTTAATTCTAAAATATATGGTACTGTTGTAGAATATGATGATAAAGATGAATTATATTCCGTATTTGCTTTTTCTGTAAATACACTTTCTTGTGCCAAATAAGGAACTTCATTCCAACTATTTCCCTGTGCATCTATTACTGAAACTATCGAAATAATATTTGTATCTGGTAAAGTTATTGTTGGATATTCTGTGTTATCTGTAACATCAACTTGGGTTTCTTTTTCTTTTGCAGAAATAGCTTTAACTTTTTTAGTTATTAAAAAAAGATTTGGAGCTCCTGTCTCTGTATCTCTTCCAATAACATCTATTTCTCTATCGGTTGGATTAGAAAAATCAACTGTATCGATTGTTCGAAATATTACGTTTGAATTACTTTTTGATTGTACTTGTAAACCATCTTTTATTTTAAAATAATATTTTGAGTTTGGTTGATAATTTGGATGTCCAGTTGATGGTACGGTTTGATAAATTGTTAAATTGGTTACAGCGGGTGTAGTCAATTTTGGTTTATATCCCATTGATTGTGCTAATGCCATAACATTTTTCTTCTCCGTTGCATGTAAAAGTAAAGATTCTTTTAATTGAATATCTTGATAAAAAGTTAAAACATCTCCTACAAATGCAGCCATATCTAAAAATACACCACCTGGCGAAGCTTCACTAAAATCTGAAAATGTATTTGGAAAATATGTTTTTGAATAATTGACTAAATTTTCTCTCAATGACGCAAAATCTTTTCCGACATAATTAATATCTCTATTGTTATTTTTCCAATTTTTATCTATTGGTTTTAGTGCCATTTATTATTATTTTATACTTATAGTTATTTTATCTGATAAGCTTTCGTTTGATTTCAATGAAAACTTTATATCTAAATTTATTTTATGTTTATCAATATCTTCATCATTGTAATCAAAAATAATTTCATCAATATTGATATAAGGCATCCAATTATCCACTGCTCTTAATATAGTTGTTTCTATTTGATTATCTATTTCTCCGACAATAATGGGTTCAAATAGCAAAGACCACACATCACAACCAAACGTAGGATACATAATTCTTTCTCCTTTTTTTGTCATAATTAAGTTTTTTAAGTTATCTTTTGCTTGAGATAAAGTAGTCAAATTAACAGAAAATATTCCATTAGAATTAGAACTTCTATCAATTCCAATTCCTATTACTTTGTAATCATTTACTTGTAAATCTTGTACATTAACTTTACCTAATTCAATTGCCATTTTACCTAAATCCTTTTTGTTTTTCTTGTTTTATAAATACTTTTGTCAATTGTGTATAATCTTTATTTAATGCCTTTTGAATTGCATCTAATCCAGCATTACCAGTTGAGGGTAATTGTTGTGGAGTAGATTGTTCTCTGTAATCCATAGTTTCCCAACCATCTTCTTCATATCTTTCAGGCTGCATCATATCTAACACAGAACTTTCATCCATCATACCACCCTCTGCTCTTTGTGCTGCCGTAAATGGTGTTGTATTATTTAAAACTTCGTTTAACATTTTATTGTTAGTAAAATTTTTTACAGGTCTATTGATTGCTGCTTGTGTGTTTTTTACAAGTCTTTTCTTAGTTTCTGTCATCTCCATTAAAGATGTACCCCTTTTTTCTTTGTTTAATGTAACTGCTCCGGATTTAATCAGTTTTGCCAATTCTTCTTTTACTTGTTGTTTTACTTCGTTCCTAACGACTTCTTTGATTAATCCGACTAATAATTTCGAATCCATAATAATTGTTTTTAATAAATATTGAAAGTTATAATTTAGTTTATACTACCAGTTTCCTCATTTTCGGCTTTATTATCATTTTTCTTTTTTATTAATAAAGCTGCTGTTACTGCAGTTCCTAATAATGGAATTCCTATACCAACTTTAGGTATTTTATTATCCGTTATATCTAAATTGTTTTTAGGTCCTATTGTGTTATTACTACCAGATGTATTACTAGTATTATTTCTGACCACATTGTTTATAGGTTCAAAATTTGCTAATTTACCTAAAGCAACACCAGCCGCTGCCATAGCTTCTTCATCTTCATCTAATATAGCATTCATAGCATCCCTATACTCCTTTGGTGATGATGATGGTGGAAAAATTTGATTCAATTGTCTTTCTCTGTCTTTTAATGATTTTTTTTTATTTTTCTTTTTTGTATTTAAAAGTTTTGCCAATGCCACCAAAGCCGTAACCGTAACTACGCCACCACCTATTAAAACGATTAATTTTTTAAAATTAATTCCTGACAATGGTTTTCCTGAAAATGGTTTTACAAAATAACCAACCCAAGGTAACATTCCCGGTGCCGGAGGTGCTGGTGGTGGGTATTGGCAATTACAACTAAAAAATCCACCAACTGTTAATAAGTGTATTGCGGCCGATAATATAAAATTTAATAAAAATGGTCCGTTACTACCTTGCGGTCCCATACCCGAAGGTGACCATACACCAGGAAATAAAGCAAGAGCAGTTATAGTGTTTATATTTTTAACAGAACCTATACAGGGCATAGTTGGTGCAGGAAATTTTTTCAATTTTGCTCCAGTCCAATAAGCTAAAACTGCAGGTCCTATTGCATTTAATAAATCTCCTTTTGGATTTTTTTGAGTTGATATTAATAGCCTCGTTAGTTGTAATGCCATTAACCTTTTATTGCCAGATTCAACAGCAACACCACCAATTAAAGTTTTTCCGTTTTTAATTAATTTATCATATTCATCGGTTATAACATTTGCAAACCACCAAGCATCAGCCGCAGTTATTATAAACTCTAAACCTGCTACTTGTTTTCCTGCCTGTTTTTTTAATTGTTTTTTAATTTGAAATGTTCTTGCTAATTGTTGGTTTGTCACATTTATATAAAAATCTGTCCAACTATTAGAAGTACCCGAAGATGGTAATCTAAAATTTTTTAAAGAAAGTGCCATTAAGTTTTACTTAAATAATTTTTAGCAGATAAAATAACTTTTAATTTAGATTTTATTCCATCAAATTCGGCTTTATTTTCTGGTGAAAACTTTGTAGGGCCCGATGGTGTTAAATAAAATTGTGCATTTATAGCATCAATTAGTTCTTCTAATATTTTGACTAATTCACCACCTAATACCATTTGTTGTACCGCAGCTCCGGCATCACCTGCTCCTGAATTTTTTCCTAAATATATTGTACCATTATCCGAATTGAGGAATATCTGATTAGCCCCTTCGGAATGTAATGTTATATTTTGTTTATTATGTATATAAACTTCATTTTCAGCATCAATTGAATAATTACCATCGGTAATAACGCCTGTGTTGCCTTTTCCAAATATAATAAATTCATTGGCTTTTGCAGATAAAATAATTCTATCGGAATTCATCCATAATTGTTCTCCTTTTAAATTATCCGATGTAGGATATTCTTTAAATCCAATTTTCGTTTTTTGTATTGTTTCTTTAAATGGAACTTTAACTTTGCCTGATGTTAGATAAATTGATGTTCCATCTTTATTAATATCTTCTTCAATTAAAGTACCAATTTTCTTATCATCTAATTCAGGATTCTGTTTGTTGCGTATGAATATAGATGGCGATGAAGTTTTATTATCCTCAGTTAAGAAAAATTCAGAAAAACGAATCGTATTTCCAACTCTACCTTGAATTATTGTATCACCTTCTTTTGGTTTAAGAAACTTTATTTTTTCATTAATTTCGTATTTACTTTTAGAAGCACTGTTTGTATTTGATTTATTTGGTATTCCTGTTTGTGAAACTTGATTATAATTTTTCGATGAACCACCTTTGCCATCTTCACTTAAAGTTTTTTCCGATGTTGATTTTGTAGTTTTAAAATCTTCTCTAAAATTTGAATATTGTGTAATTGTATATGGTAAATAAAAATGTTCTGCTTCACCAATTACTAATATAATTACAGTCTCACCACTAATAGGAAAAGTAAAATTGTTCTTATCAAAGGGGTAGGCATAAGATATTTTTTTTATTGTATCTTCTGAAAAATAAGTTATAGCACCGTAAAATCTTACGTCCTTTTCTGCAAAGTTTTTATTTCCGTTATAAATTAAAACAGTATCTTCATCTTTTTTTAGTTTATTAAAATCCTCTTCTGTTTTATAAACTTTATCTACTTTCGCTAAAAATGATGTTACATTTTTATTTATATCTTTTTTAGTTTCATCGATATAATTCTTAATTGCTTCGGGTCCTGCCATTACTTAATTTTTTTTGTGATTTCTTCAATTTCTATCTCAATATCAGCAATCCTTTCTTTATTTTTTGCATCCACTTCATCAACTGCTTCTTCTAATTGATAAAACAGTTGTGCTTTTTCATGCTCACTTAACCAACCCTCTTCACCAATACCTTTTGCTTCGGCTGCAGCTAATCTTTGAGCAATAGTTGCCATTTTAATTAGGTGTTCATCATTTTTTACCGATACCTCAATAAGGTCTTTAATGATAGGGGCAATAACAGTTGCTTCACCAACATTTTTAATTAATTTCCTTAATGATTCAATCAAATCAGAAATGTTTTTCTTTTTATTTTGTTGGTTTTCGTATATATCTCTAAATAATGATGATAGGTTTTTACCATCAAATAATTGAAATTCTGAACTCATAATATTCCATTCTTTACTATATAATTATAAAATTCTTTACTTATTAGATTATAACCAAATTCGTTTGGGTGTTTGGATGGAACTTCTTCAAATGATTTATCAGGAAATTCCCAAGCTTTTGAATCTGATGTTTTTACAATAAATTCTCTAATTGTGTGTTTTTGAAAACCCCAATAATTTTTTTTATTAATCAAATGTATTATATCATCATACTTATTTGGTAACTGTACCATTGCATCAAATGCATCTGCCATTAAATATTTTACGCCATATTCTTCTAACATTTTTTGTAAAAATATAATGTAATTTTGATTTATAATATTATAATAATTTTGATTAAACACATTTTTCAAAAAAAATCGTTTGTATTCTTCTAAAAAATTGTTGTATTTATCATCACCAAATTTATATGATTCAAAAAATTTATGTGGTAACAAAGTTAATTCTTTGATAGACCAACTAATCCACTCACCTTTTGGTAGAAAATGTACATGGTCACGAAGTGATGAACTCCACATTATAATAACTAAATCTCCTTGATGTATTTTACCATTTCGTAAATCCCCAATAATATCATTAAATATAAGATTATTTGCTCTACCACTCCAACCATTATTTTCGTGGTCACATTTTAAAATATTGGCTAGTTTAGCCGGCCAACTTTTTTTATTTCTAAATTCCTTTAAAAGTATTCTATCTTTAATTAATTCTTCTTTATAAAAATCTGCTCCCTGTCCTTCTGTCCAAGAATCACCATATGCGTATAATTTCATTACTTATAAATTATAAAATTATTAATAACCAATATATCCATATCACAATTAAGAAATGTCCAAATCGCTTTTTGAGGGTCATTTGTCATTGTGTGGTCTTTTAGATTAAAAGATGTATTTAATAAAATTGGTGTTCCTGTAAGTTTTTCAAATTCTTTTAGCAACTCATAATAAAGTGGATTTTGTTCTTTTGTTACCGTTTGTATTCTTGCACTATTATCAACGTGTGTTACTGATGGTATGGGTATTTTGGAAATAACTTCAACAACCTGATTCATATAGGGAACATCCTCCTCTGATTTAAAATATTTTGGGTAATCTTCATGAGTTACAGATGGGGCAAATGGTCGAAACATCTCTCTCTTTTTTACAACCTTATTTATTTTATCTCTAATATTAGGTAAGTGTGGATTTGCTAATATAGAACGATTGCCCAATGCTCTTGCACCAAACTCTGTTCTACCTTGAAACCAACCAACTATTTTTCCTTTTTTAATTAATCCTGCAATTATTTCACATAGCCTTTTTTGATTAGGTACTAACTCTACACACAATTCTTTATTTATATTTAGTATATCAATGATTTTTGTATTCCATTCAGGACCTAAATATGGTGATTGATTATCTCCACCCTTTATTTTTGGATTACCTAATGTTTGATGCCAATGCCACAAGCAAGCACCAATAGCCGAACCAGCATCCGATGGTGCGAATGGAATCCATACATTTTGGTAAGTTGTATGATATTTTATTTTACCGTTTGCAGTTCCATTATATGCACATCCACCACCCAATACTAAATTATCACTACTCCAATTATTATTTGCTCTATTTAAAATAAAATAAAAAGTATTTTCATACCAACTTTGTAAAGCCGCAGCTAAATCTTTATGTTGTTGTTCTATTTTTTCTTCTTTAAAACGAGGTGGAAAACCAATTAAATCAATCAATTTAGAATTAAACATATCCGTTTCAGATGTTCTATATGTAAAATATTTTTGATTTATATTAACTAATTCACCTAATCGATCCCAATACGAAATTTTATCAAATACATATTCATATTTTGTTTTATCTCCATATGGTGCCAATCCCATAACTTTATATTCTCCCTCATTTGGTTTGAATCCCAAATAGGAAGTCAATGCAGAATAAACCATTCCTAATGAATTTGGAAACTTTAATGATTTTATCTCCTTAAATTCATTGTCTCTTATATAACATACTAATAGGGTTTCATCTTCACCGACCGCATCTACTGATACCCCTATTGCTTTATCAAATGGCGATGTATAATAAGAAAAAGCTAAATGAGAAAGATGATGTTTTGTATAAAAAATTTCACCACTATATCCAATACTTTCTAATAATCCTTTTAAATTTCCTTCGGTTTCATTCCATCTCCTTTCAAATGCTCTCCATTGTGGAAACCATCTTCTTAATGGATACCACTTTGAACCAATTTGATTTTCAACTCTTTTAAATTTGAGGTCAGGTCTTTCATACCAACAAACCATATCAACTTCATCGATAGTAATTTGTGCATATTCTAAAACCCATTGTATTGCCTTAAACGGAAAAGAACTATCATGCTTTTTGCCGGATAGTTTCTCTTCTTCTATTGCTGCTATTACTTTACCATCAATTACTATTGCTGCAGCTGAATCATGA